TTTTACCTTCGTCTGAATCTTTAGGATAGCTATATTTAATTAGATTTTCTTTATGCGATATCTTATTGCCTTCAGTCTTAATGGTCTTATCTTTTTGACTTCCCATAAAGTCACCCTGTACAACACCGTGTAAAGGTGACATGACTTTTTTACCGTGGTCTAAAAGCTGACCCATCTTAGATGCCAAACCTTCAGAGTGTCCAAATTTCTCTTTTACTTGTTCTGGAGTAAATGCAAATCCTTTTGCTGCACCTTTATAAGCCACGCCAAATTCTTTTTCACCTGTAGCAGGATTCTTCACGTGTCCCATTTCAAATGAAGGTGAACCATCTGCCTTAACACCTATACTATGTACTCCAGATTTTTCACCGCTTAAATGTTTATGTAGATCTTCTAAGCGTCTTAAATCTTTATTTGTTTCATCCGCACTAACGAATTGAGCTTCGCCACCTAAGTGTGTTAGGTGTTTAATTGCCTTGCTCTTTTCTTCGGCTTCGGTTAAGTAGTTTAAAAAGTTAATCATTTTATTTTAATTGTAGTGTTGCGTTAACATTTTTGTGCGGACCTGATTGACTCTTCAATCCAAATGTAGCAACGTTCGTTAGCTTCTTAGTATCTTTATGATAACCTTTGATAGTGACCGCAGAACCAGACTTAGGTATTACGTGCAAGCCTTCAAAATTATCTAGGTGATTTTTTGCCAAGTCGTCTGCATTATGTATAATGGGCACAGAAGAACCGGTTTCTTGCATGTGACTGTGAGCAACAGTATGAGGAATAACTGTAGGAGGAGAAATTTGCTTTGTTACAATATCTCTTAATTCTTTATCCGACTTCTTAGACATACTCTCGGCCACTTTATTTGCAGCTAACCCTCTGGCAATTCTACCAGATTCTTCTGCCAATGATGCTCGATGTTGAGCTTGAGCCAAGAAGCCTTCTTTGTCTTTTGACCCATCATATGCATCAGAGAATTTTTTAAGATTATCGTGTAGTAAAGTTTCTTTTCTAGATAATTTTCTACCGGTCTTTAATAAAGTATCAAAGCGAGTTTTCTCACCTTTAACTTTGTCTATGCCCATAGTGTCTGCTTTATATTTAGCATGACGGTCATCAACAGTACCAGTGTAACCTATATTTTCCATCGCCTTATGATGGTTGGCCATAATGCCACTAATTGTTCCTGATTCAAGACCAGACATTTTTTCCAAACTTCCCATGCCTGGATTACTGTAATTAGGTTCCTTGTTTGTTCCAAATTTTGCAGACACGCCATGGTATCCTACAGTCTCACCTTTTTTATTTTTCATGGTAAGAATCAAATCTGCATTTGAGTTCGGATCTTTAACACCTGTGGTTTTTTCGTGATCACCTTTAGATGTTGCAGTATCTCTATTTGAAGTCCAGTGAACATCTCCAATGTCGGATTTATCCTTTTGTATATGTCCTTCTTTTTTCAGATGTGATAAAAGTTCTTTAGCAGTACCCTGAGCCGCTTTATCTATTTCTTGATATGCTTCAGGTGTTATTTTCTTTTGCAATTTATCGTGTACTTGCTGGGGTGTTCCAGAGTGACCTTCAATTTCAGAAACGGCTCTGTGGTGTTCTGGTAATTGTTTATCTGGGTGTAAGTACTTTGCTAATAGCAATTCATGTAACTTACCCTTATCATCCGCACTTTCAGCGCTACTAGCAGCTGCTTCAGTAATGTACGTCTCTATTAGAAATGATCTGAAGTTTGATAGCATTGTCATTGGTCCATCTGTTTAAATTATATAATATTTATACCTACAGATATTAGGCTAATCTAAGGCAAAAAAAGGGCGACCGAAGCCGCCCTAAAAAGTTCTGAGGAGAACTATTAAATTTTCGATGCCCAGGCTTTAATTACCGGATGCAAAATATCATCGGTATAATCCATTTTCATGGTGTTCACAATCGCCAGGACAATCTGAATATTGCCTTTGACATAACCCTTACTTGAACTGATACGATCTACGCTGGGACGAAACGGATTACGTTTCTTTTTCGTACCAAGTTCCATACTGAAATCTAAACCTGTCAGTTTACATTTACCGAGGCATTCATCAAATACCTTTTGAATGTATTCTGGGGTAAGATTAAAACCCATTACTCGACCGTCTTTGGCTTTTGCTTTAACACGGTTCTTAAGAGCATTATATTCAAGCTTACCAAAATTTTCAGGTAATGCTTTCTTTGCCCTTGCTACTTCTCGCACTTTTTTACGAATTGCTTCTTTTTGTGCAGGAGTTAGGTTCTGCTTTTTATTTTGATAATCCCATTTACCAAAAGCAGTAGCCATTGCCTCTTCACTTTCAGTTAGAGGTCTTGCATCAATCCTTCGAATTAAATGCAAACGCTTGGCTTCCTTACGAACAGCTGAGTCTTCAAAATTGTAGGTCATGATGTATCAAAGTCAAATTATAAAAGATTCCGTTTACGCCTTACGGAAGCACTTTTCTATCATTGCGATAAATGGTGGGGTTGTGCTCGTGTGAATTGCATTAAGCGCGGCTAAATGCTTCTCCGCCCAACATTGCGTATGCAGCGGCTACCATTTTGCGGCTTGGTGTGCCTAGACGATAAGCAGTCTTACCATTCTTTGTAGAATTGGTATAAACAGCGTAACCTTCGGAACGAAGTTCGCTGATACGGGGACGAATGCTGTCCTCCGAACTACCTGTGAGACCTGCCAATTGAGCTGGCGTAAATTGACGACCGGACTCAAGTACTTTCAAAACACGTTCTTTCAACATGTATAACTCCATTAAAATATAATCGCACAACAAGGAAAAATTACAGTAACGGCGATCTTTCATTACTATAACACTATTATAATATAAAATTACAATCTTGTCAAGGGTCAAGTTAACCGTTTCTGTGATGTCTGCTTTGTCGATATCCTTTGGCATAATGCTTTAGATATTCAACACCAACCTTACCATCTTCGATTTCTTCAAGTGCAGTTAAAATGCTGCTACGAGCTGAGCCATGTTTCTCTCGTTTGATTTCACGGGCTCTTGCTGTTGCAACTAAAACCAAATCATAACGATTGCCGATTTTTAGTACTGCATCTTCAGAGGTGTAACGTCCTCGATCTAGATCTTTCATGATATACCTTATTTGGTGCGCTCGGAGGGACTCGAACCCGCGACCAAGGGATTATGAGTCCCCTGCTCTAACCAACTGAGCTACAAGCGCGTATTAATTAAATTGCTTCGTAATCTTCTTTACCGCAACCACATTCGGGGCAAAGAAAATCTTCTGGAAGTTCATTCCATGTACCTTCTAATTCTTCATCGTGAACATGACCACAAACTACGCATACATATGTTTCACTCATTATAATGTCTCCAATACTTGTTGATAAGCTTCTGCGTGTCGTTTTTCAATCTTTGTCAAAGCAGCAAAACGCTTTTCTGCTTTAGCAAGAACTGCGCGGAATTCTTCAGCATGAGTTTGTGATTCTGCAATTTGATGTACTGCTTCACGAATTGCTTCTTGATTGCCTTCCAACTCAGCTTCTGCTTTCATTGAAGGATACATTTGTGTAAATTCATATGTCTCACCTTCGATTGCTTTTTCCAAACATTCTTTAGTTGAAGGCTTGCCGATTAGCAATTCTAAATGACCCCAGGCATGAAGCAATTCTTGATCTGCTGTATGTTCAAAATGCTGTGCAATTTCCTCATGGCCTTCTGCACGTGCGATCTTTGCGAAATAACGATACTTGATATGCGCTTGACTCTCACCGGCCAAAGCATTTTCAAGATTTTTTACTGTAATACTCATCTTTACTCCTAATAAAAAATTGGTACCAGAGACGGGACTCGAACCCGTAAGCCCTTGCGGGCGGCAGATTTTAAGTCTGCTGTGTATACCATTCCACCACCCTGGCATATGCTATATTATAACACCTTTATCATGTTCTGTCAACCTTTAGTCATTCAAAACATGATCTGACTTGGCACTATTTGTTTTCAAATAATGTTCGTAGTAATTACGTTTAGATTCTTCAAGGTCAAAACTAGACTTAGGCGTATCTCGTATAACTTTATATAGTGGATGCATAAGTTTGTCCATCATACGAACACTCATTTCTTCAACGATTACTTCCATATCTTCACCATTTGCAATACGTTGTAGAGCGTGGCCATGTTCAAATAAACGAACACGCTCTACCCAAGAACCATACGATTCATTTTCTAGTCTGCGCACTGCGTACCGTTTCCATTCTTGAAGCCGACTGTGCCACCTTCTTCTTTGATTCGTTTAATAACATCCTCAAAAAGAATAGGCCTAAAATCAGTTTGTTCTACGCAAACACAATGATATCTATTATCAATTTCATATTTACCCCATACCTCCGACATTACTCGATTGGCATGAAGATGTCCATGAATGTTTGTTCCAAAACGACTTAGGCTTTCTGGGTGAATAGGAATATGACTAAGGATCATTCCGTCCATTACATGATATGCACGAAGCTCTCGGAAGAACTGCCTGTATTCATCGTCTCTAAAAATATCGTGGTTACCTCTGATTAGAACTTTATCACCGTTCAAACGCCACAATGTCTTTAGCGCTTTGCGGTTAATGACCACATCGCCAAGGTGATAGACTTTGTCATTTGGTCTAACAGTTTCATTCCAACGGAGAACCATTTCCTCATCCATTTCGTCTGGATTATCCCATGGACGAAGTTTAGTAACGCCGTCATTACGCATGAATCGGCACACGCCTGCATGACCAAAATGAGTATCGCTAACTAGAAAAACTGATG